AAACCACCAAAACATCGGTGTGATTAAACAATCAAACCTTTGTAATGAGATTTACCAATATACTGACGAGGAGACTACAGCAATCTGTACATTATCTTCAATGGTATTGAAAAACTTTATTGAGAAAAGTGAGTTTAATTTTGACTTACTTTACAGTGAAGTTAGAAAAGTTGTTAGAGCTCTTAACAAAGTTATTGACATCAACAGTTACTCAACTGAAAAAGGTAGAAAAGGTGGATTGGACCAAAGAGCGATTGCGATTGGTACTCAAGGATTGGCTGACGTATTCTATTTGATGGATTACATCTTCACATCTGAAGAAGCTAAGAAATTGAATAAAATGATTTTTGAAACAATTTATTTTGCGGCGATTACTGAAAGTATGGAGTTGTGTAAGTCAGGTGAATACAAACCTTACGCTCATTTTGAAGGTTCACCGATGTCAAAAGGTATTTTCCAATTTGATATGTGGGGATTAGATTATGAAGGATTAGGTGGTTTATGGGATTGGGATAGTCTTAAGTTAGAAGTATCTAACCATGGGGTATGTAACTCATTATTCACTGCTCAGATGCCTGTGGCGTCTTCAGCTAAGATTACAGGTTCATATGAGATGACAGAACCAGCACATTCGGCAATCTTTAACCGAAGAGTAGTTGGTGGTGAAATCATGATTGTAAACAAATACTTAATTAACGACTTTGAAAAGATTGGAATTTGGAGTGAAGATTTGAAAAATGAAATCATCTTAAATGAAGGTTCAGTTCAAAACATCAATTTCAATAATCATCTTGATACTGAGGATAAAAACTATACTAAGAAAGTTAAACGTATTGAACACTTGATTAGTAAGTACAAAACAATTTGGGAAATTTCACAGAGAGAATTGATTAACATGGCGGCGGATAGAGCACCATTTATCGACCAATCACAATCAATGAACATCTACATGGCTAACCCAACATTGTCTAAGATTACCTCATCACATTTCCACTCATGGGAAAAAGGATTGAAGACTTTATGTTATTATGTTAGAACTAAAGCAATTTCAACAGGAGCTAAACACTTGGCAGTTGATGTTTCAAAAATATCACAACCTAAAGTTAAAGTTGAAACACCAAAAGTTGAAATACATGAATTAACACAAAAACCTGAAGATAGTCCTTTTGAATGTTTTGGATGTAGTTCCTAATTTGAAAATCCCGACACAATCGGGATTTTTCATTTTTAATCTATTTAAAGAAAAATAGATAGCATTATATTTATTGTTATGGCAAATGGAATTACTTATGGTATAAATTTTCCCTTTAGGGATTCTAGACGAGGTGACTACTTAGAACTTACCGAATTAGAGTCTCAGGAAATTAAGGCCGATTTAATACACCTATTATTAACAAGAAAAGGTTCAAGATATTTTTTACCTCAATTTGGTACAAGATTATATGAATTTCTTTTTGAACCATTTGATGGATTAACCTTTAACGCTATTGAATCTGACATCAGAGATGCGATTGAAACGTTCATGCCAAACTTGTTAGTTAATAGTTTAAGTATAACACCAGCGGATGTTCAAGAAGAAGTTGATATCGCAACAGGACAAAACTTAGCGGGAACAAGCGAATCATCAGTTTATAGATTTCCTGGTAAAGGAACATCTGAATATACTGCAAAAATAAGATTAGATTACTCAACAAATGGGTCAACATACGGACAGAGTGATTTTGTGATTATCAATATTTAATATAAATGGCAAATAATAGAATATCGTACGCTACCAGAGATTATCAGTCAATTAGAACTGAACTCTTAAATTACACAAGAACATATTATCCTGACTTAATTCAGGATTTTAATGACGCATCGGTATTCTCAGTATTTATCGATTTGAATGCGGCAATTGCTGACAACTTACATTATAACATTGACCGAAGTGTTCAAGAGACAGTATTACAATATGCACAACAAAGGTCTTCCATTTACAACATAGCCCGAACTTATGGTTTAAAATTGCCAGGTCAAAGACCATCAGTTGCATTAGTTGATTTTTCAGTTACAGTTCCTGCGTTTGGTGATAAAGAAGATGAAAGATATCTTGGTACCTTACTAAGAGGTTCACAAGTTGTTGGCGCTGGTGTGGTATTTGAAAATGTTTATGATATTGATTTCGCATCACCATACAACGCTCAAGGTTTCCCGAATAGATTGAAGATACCTAACTTTAATTCAAATGGGATACTTGTTAATTATACGATTACAAAAAGAGAAATTGTTGTTAATGGTATTACTAAAGTTTTTAAAAGAGTTATCAGTGCAAATGATGTTAAACCATTCTTTGAGTTATTCTTACCTGAAAAGAATGTTTTGGGAATTACAAGTGTGTTATTAAAGAACGGTACTCAGTATACCAACATACCAACCACTGCAGAATTTTTAGGTGCGGAGAATAGATGGTACGAAGTGGATGCTTTAGCTGAGGACAGAGTGTTTATTGAAGACCCTACCAAAGTTTCAGACCAACCTGGTATTAAAGTAGGTAGATACATCCAAACTCAAAATAGATTTATTACCGAATATACTCCTGAAGGATTTAAGAAAATGACTTTTGGTGGAGGTACCAATACGGCTCAAGACCAATTGAATCAATTTACAACTTTAGGTACGACATTAGAATTACAAAAATATTCAAACAACTTCTCATTAGGTTCAACACTAACACCTAATTCAACATTGTTCATTCAGTACAGAGTTGGTGGTGGTTTGGCAACAAACTTGGGAACTAACGTAATCAATCAGATTGGTACGGTATCTTTCTTTGTTAATGGTCCTTCAGAAACTACAAACTCAGCAGTAATCAACTCATTAAGATGTGTTAACGTAACTGCGGCTGTAGGTGGTGCGGGTATCCCATCGTTAGAAGAAATTAGAAATTATGTATCGTTTAACTTTGCGGCTCAAAAGAGAGCGGTAACAGTACAAGATTACGAATCAATTATTAGAAACATGCCAGCTCAGTTTGGAGCACCTGCAAAGGTATCAATCACTGAAAATGACAATAAGATTTTAATTCAAATATTATCTTATGATACGTCAGGTAAATTAACCAATATTGTTTCAAATACTTTGAGACAAAACATTGCAAATTACCTATCAAACTACCGAATGATGAATGACTACATTTCGATATTCAGTGCTGAGGTTATTGACTTGAGTGTTGATGTTTCGATTGTTTTGGACTCAGCACAAAATTCAGGACAAGTTATTTCAAGTGTTATTGATAAAGTATCTGCATATTTTAACCCACAAACAAGACAATTAGGTCAGAATGTATATCTATCGGAAATTAGAAGTATTATCCAAAATACGAATGGAGTATTAACGGTTGCTGGTTTAGATGTGTTTAATGAAGTTGGGGGACAATACTCATCGGCAGAAACGTCTATGGAATATTCAGACCCTGCACTTAAAATGATTGCACCTGTTGATGATACAATTTTTGCCCAACCATCTCAGGTTTATCAAATCAGATATCCTGGTAAAGATATCCGAGTTTCAGTTAAGAATTTCCAATCAATTACTTTCTCTTAACAAGTTTATTTATTTTTTCTTTAGATTATTATTTAATTGTGTGGGTTCACTTTAAAAATCCTGCATAAACTATTTATTAATTAAAGAAATTAATGGGTCAATCATATAGAATAAGGACTGAATTAGGTATAACCAAAACAATCAACGTACAATTAGACCAAGAGTTTGAACAATTAGAGATTTTATCTTTAAAACTACAACAAGAGGATGTCTATACAAGAAGTTGTTCGGACTATGGGGTTCTTGTTGGTAGAATAACCGCCAACAATGGATTTGGATTGCCTAATGCAAGAGTGTCAATATTTATCCCAATTACGACTATTGACGAATCTAACCCAATTATTTCAAGTATATATCCATACAAGTCTCCAACGGATAAAAATGAAGATGGATATAGATATAATTTGTTACCTTACGAAAAATCATATTCTGCCCACGCAGCCACAGGTACATTACCATCAAGATTGGATGCTTTAACAGGTACGACGGCAGTTGAAATATTTGACAAATATTATAAGTTCACGGCAAAGACAAATGATAGTGGTGACTACATGATTATGGGTGTTCCACTTGGTTATCAAACCGTTGTGATGGATGTTGATTTATCTGATATTGGTGAGTTTTCATTAACACCTCAAGATTTGATTAGAATGGGGTTGGCGACAGAATCTCAAGTTGCTGGAAACCGATTTAGAACTTCAAACGATATTAATTCATTACCGCAAATTATTAATTTGGTTAAGAATTTGGAAATATCTCCATTATGGGGAGACCCTGGAGTTTGCGATATAGCAATTAATCGACTTGATTTTGATTTAAGAGATAATGCAAATGTTGATATACAACCAACATCGGTCTTTATGGGTTCAATCTATTCTACATCTGATAGTATGAGGGTTCGAAGAAGTGCAAAACCTAAAGATGATATGGGTAATCTATGTTCGCTTCAATCAGGACCAGGTCAAATAATTGCAATTCGTCAAACAATACAACAAGGTAGTGATGGTAATCCCATCTTGGAACAATACGAATTAGAACAAGCTGGTAATATTATTGATGGTGACGGAGTTTGGTTAACTGAATTACCAATGAATTTGGATTATTATATTACCAATGAATTTGGTGAAAAAGTATTATCAAACGACCCAACAGTTGGTATACCAACTAAAGCCAAATATAGATTTAAAATTAAATGGACTCAACCAACCGCATTAACTGAACAAACAAGACGACCTTATTATTTGGTTCCTAATGTTAAAGAATACGGATGGTCGAATGTTAATATAGACCCAAATTATTCAAATGTTGCATCTGTTAAAGCAAAATTGGCGGGTTCATATTATTTTGGATTGGATTGGTCGGGTTATACTAATACTAACGATGCAATTAATTGTAATGATACATTTTATCAATTTGAATATAATCGAGTGTATACTGTTGCAGGATTAATTGACGAGTTTAAAAACGGTGGTCGAGGTAGGTTTATTGGTATTAAAGAAATTGATAATCAAGATTGTGAAAATACAATTAATAAATTCCCTGTTAATGAGGGGTTCAGAAACTTTGACTTAATATATTTTTTATTTTCAATTTTATTTACAATTATTCAGTATGTTGGAGTTATATTATTAATTGCTTATCACACAGTTGCTGCCTTAGCAAATCTTTTTCTTTCTAAAGAAAATGAACTTGGACCAATTAAATTACCTATGATTACATATCCTGAATGTCAGGCTTGTGATTGTGGAACGACTACGAATAATAATAATTCTGGTAATATAACAACACCCGTTGTGGTACCCGAATCTGGGATACTTAGCCAAGTTTCTAATTCTCAATTATATATAGATAAAATAGGACAACAATTTGTTAATTCAAATTATGTTGATACAATCGCTGAGGCGATGTCAACATCAAGCACTTCTCCAGATAATCCTAAAGTATTTAAATGTGCTAAAAGTACATCAATTGGGTTTTACTCATCAATTCAAAAACAAACTTTACCTATAGGGGAAAGAATTAATGTATTTAATACAAGAAATAAATATTTTGAAGGTGTTAATAAAATTAAAGTAACTTTTGCGTCTGACATAAATACAACTTACCATTACGATAATACGCTAACGGTATTGGCGACTAGTAGTTTAACACCTGGAACTTTGTTGACATTTGTTGACCCCGCCAAAAGTACTGATAAAAATTACTTATGGACAGGACAAACTGCTGGTGGTGTTGTAAATGGTATTAATGGTAGACTACAGACAAATCAATTTACTGTTAATGTTAATTATGCTGACCCAAATAATACTAACAATACCTTAACCACAGTATATACGATTCCGTCAAACGCTTCGGTAACTTGTGTTAGTAGTGTTACGGTTGACGTGACAAGTTTGGGGACAATAATTTATAGTGATTGTGATAATGTTAGTGTAACATATAATGCGATTAGTTTGGGTAGTCAAACAATTACTAATGACAATTGTATTAACCTCGCATCATTAGCGGGTACTGCTCAGTTTAGTATTACAAATAGTGGTGATACATGTCAAAGGTATTTGTATCCATCGGACATTGAATACTATCAAGTATTAACTGCGATAACTATAACTACCACAACAGTTAACGGAGTAACAATACCCATTGTTCCAAATTCGGGAAGTGTTGGTGGATTCTTTGAGGGAGTTCTAAGACAAAATAGTATTATAGAGAATTATGAAAAACAAATTATAGGTTACCCATCAGGGGCTAGTACTTTAGAAAGTACACTTACTTTAAACCCTACGGATTATTTTGACAATTTTACTAATCAAGTTATTTTAATACTACAAAGAGGGGTAGACCCTTATTCTCCAAAATTGACAAACAAGTATTCAATCGGTACCATATTTGGTACCAATGATAGTGACCCTAATTGGACGTTTACTGCATCAACAAGATTAAATGTACCAATACAACAAATACCTTTAAACTCCCCAACATCGATACAACAACATTATAATCAAAACGATATTTATTTTCAATCTTATTTTTACAATCCAGGGATTTTAGGTAGTACCGTACCAGGTTTACAATATTCGTCATATACTACAAGTAATGTTGGATACTACGGTGCTTTAGATGGTATATCGACATTAAGAACAGTTATACTTCCCAATGGAAACACATTTTTTTCTTCATCTTATGTAAATCAAACACCTACGTATGGCACATCTGATGGGGTTTCAACTAAAACATCAAACGTATATTATGAAAGTGCGGTTTCTGTGAATGATTATGACACTGCTGAAGATTTATCTGGTGGAGCAATATTGTTCGGTAACCCTTTAACCCAGTACCCTGCAAATACAACAACATTACCATATACTGATATAAGTTATAGTTCATTCAACACAACTTATTTTAGTCCTATTTTATATCCATCTTTAATTGGCTCAAGTCAATTAAATATTACAGACTCCTCAAGAAATATTATGAGAACTGATAGGTTACCATCATCCGATTATATAGACAGTGGTAATTTAGATGGTAATGCTAGTTTATTACAACAAAATCTTGGATTCGCGGTGTATATTTTGGGTGAAAACGATATAACATATGTAACACCTGGATACTCGACTGGAGCGTCTGAGGTCACTCCTGATATTGAAGGTCAGTTGGCATCGAGTAATGTCTTAAACACTTTAGGTAGTTGCGAGAATATGGTTGGATTGAATTGTTACCAAGGATATGGTAACACTTTTGGGGTAAATCAAAATTGTACTGCTAGCGATGCAGTTGAAAATGGGTGTTATGTTTTCGTAAAAAAGCCCTTGAGTACTCTTAAACAGGATATTGAGAATTTTAGTGAGTGGGGATATAGATTTAGATTCTTCTATGGTTTATGTAGGGGAGTTCTATCTCAAACGTTTACCAATAATTGGGTAAATGGTTCATTATTTACGTTCCCAATACAAGTTGATACTTACTTTAACGATAAAAATCAACCATTACCACCAGAATTCCCTAAAGAATTAGTATATTTTGATGATAAAACTAATAATTTTTATTATAGGTCTTCACCTTATTTGTCAGGAACAACTCAAGAAAGATTTATTGGTAGACCAACTAATGGACTTGTGAAACCTACAAACGAAAGAAATTTATTATTCCCAACAACCATAGTTAATTTAGGAATGAAAGACTCCGTTTATCAAGAAATTACTTATGACGCATCTGCGAAGGCGTATATAATGAACACTTTAAATCCAACGAGTTATTCTGATACATCCGACTTAGTTAATTTATTTGTTATATCTAGAATTTCAAATAGTAGTTTTTTACAACAACTACCAATTAATAAAGATAATAGTTTAAACATGTTATTTACTCGTGATGATAAAAGAATTGATGGTGACTTAGCTCAAAGTATGTCAATTAATTCAGAGTATGGTGTGATTCCATTTTCACCTGAATTTTATGTTGCAACAGGTTCTATTACTGACCCTGTGGTAATTTTGGGGTCGAATGATTCACAAACTATGGGAGTTTTCTTTTCTTCAACTACGGTCGATTTACAGAATAAAGATTTTTTAACACCAGGGGTTATTAATTTTAGACCGACAAACACAGGTAATGCAATTACATATCCATACGGAATTAAGTCACAATACGTACCATTCTATCAGTGGGCAATAGACCAACAATATATTCAAAATATTTTTGGTTCACAATATAATAATTGGAAAACAAATCAAGATGCAAATGTTAATGTTAGTGGTATTTTTGGATTTAATTATCAGTCTTTAGATAGAAGAAGTGTTAACCAACCGACTTATTTTGTTGGGTCTAATAACACTAATGATATATACCAAAGAGGGTATATTTTTAATGTTAATTCAAATGGTGGTTATTCGTATAGTATGGCGGGAGTTCCATCAAGTAAATTTTTGGTTAGTGCTCCATTCCATTTTTATTTTGGTATTATAAAAGGTCAAACGGCATTAGATAAATTCAAAACTAAATATT